GGAATGCAAGCTCCTCCTGGTTTAGATCCTTATGGGTTAATGGGTTAATAAAGTGGACATCGGTTATCAAGCTAAACAGTTTGCTCGCGGCTTTAAAAAAGCTGATCTCATTCAACAACGAATGATTCGTGATGGGATTGGCTATGGTCAAAGCGTTTTAGATCCACGTTTTAAACAGCAAGTTGTAGCTAAAGGAATTAGTGCACGGGAAACACCTGCTCAATTCTTAGGTGCTTATACGTCACGCATGTTGATTGATGTGGCCAATGATGGTACACGCACTTACTGGTGGCGTTACAACCATCCTCTCGCAATTGCACAAAGAGGCATGGAGGTAGCTGGTGTTAATCAACGCACACTTGGCAGTCCTAGTTCTACAGCCGCTGTTTCTTTAGGTGTTGCATTACCAGCTATTGCGGTTGCTGGTACATACGACATAACAAATCCTGAACAACAATTTAGACCTAAAGGGTATGCTCAATCGTATGCTGAAGAAGGAGCTGAAGATCGCAGAGAAAGCACTCAGCCAGTTCAAGAAATGTTTGAACGTTTCTTTTTAGGAAGAACTGGCAAACCTTTAAAATATGAAACAGCAAAACAAGATATTCCAGATTTAACTCCTGAACGTTACGGTAATTATATGAATTATTTGTACAACGATAAAGGCTTATTAAATCTTGGTATTTTAAAAGGAACTACTGAAAATCTTGAGGGCAAGCCTGAAGTTCGTTTATTAGGTTTTCCAGCCTCTCTTCCAATGGCGGGTGGTTTTACTGCTGGCACTACTTCTGCGGTAATTACCAATCGTTTGTTAACTGATAAGATGGGTCCAAGACGAACTGGAAAAATTGCACTTGCTGGAACTGCAGGTTCTTTAGCGGGTATTGCTGTTGGTAATATGTTAAATGAAGCAATAGCTATGGCCAATCGGCCAAAATTACCAGAAGTAGAAACCTATCAGCAAGAAATGTAGGCTGATAAAATTAAAGTAACTAAAAAGGCTTAGTTTAAAAATGGCTTATATTGCTGGACCGCAAGGTGTCCAATTTGTACAGGATGATCCAAGCCGGATGCTCCCCCCTGGAGTACAGCAAATTCCTACGGATCAAAATGTACCCGGTGGAGCATTTCAAAATATGCTTAACCAACTAACTGCTGGACTTGGTGCTAATCGCCAACTTCTTGGTAAAGCAGCTAGGTACGGTCCAGGTGCAGAACGTACCGTTAGAGAAATTGGAGAAGGAGATGTTCTCGGCGCTGTCGGTTCTCTTGGTGGTATGTATGCTACAGGACAAGCAGCCAAAATGTTGGGTGCAAAAATCCCCGCTACCACTCTTCCCGGTATGATTGCTAAAGGCGCCCTGTACGCAGGCGGAAGCCTTCTTGGCAGCAATGTAGGTGCAACCTTGGCCGGTGGACTTGGTCAGATGCTTGGTGGAGCTGCACAAGCCGCTGGGGGCGCCGTTCAGTCTGCTACTGGAGCAATTGCTAGTCAACGAAGAGAAGAAGGTAAATCTGGTGTAACAGGTGGTGGTGTTGGTTATTCGGATGCTGATGTTGCACGTCTTGCTGAACTTAATGAAATCATGCGTGTAGGCGGCGTTAAAACTGCTCAACAAATGCTTCCTCTTTATCAGCAATATCGAGGAGTTGATACTCAAAACCAAATGCAACTCAATCAACAATTAGGTCAATTAACAGGTGCTTTAAACCGTCAAAAATACATGGCTGAACTTGCGTCTGGTGCACAAGCAGAAACGGGTGCCACTACTCGTACCATGATGACTGCTCCTAATCCGTATGCTTCTTCTGCATTTCAGTACAGGGGTTAATTATGGCATTTCAACAAGCAGGTAAATATGCAGATTTTCTAGATCCAGATTTAATTAAATTTGGACAACAAGGCTCAGCTTCTTTTGGAACAGCGTCTAAACCTCAAACTGAAATGGGGGAGCTTCTTTCTTTTTGGAAAGAAATGAATTCACCTGAAGCGCGAAAACAAGCTTTAGCAGATAAACTCCAATTCGATAAAGAACAAATGCGTGCGGCCTATCCGTACTTACTTGCTCGTGAGTTTCCCGGTCAAGTTGCTCGTGCAGTTAATCCAATGGCTGACCCAACTACTGCAGCAATTGTTTTATCTTCTTTTCAAAGAGGTCAAGAAGGTATTGAAAATATTGTCCGAGGAATTCCTCAATTAAGTCAATCAGGTTCTCAAATTGGTTTTGTTCCAAGTGGACGTTACTTTAGAGAATCACAAGGTTAAAATAAATGTATGACATTTTAGATGAAAATCAGTATTCCTGGATTTCACCTAAATCTTCTGCGAAGAGTAAAGAAATGGCATTTGATTGGGGTCCAGTAGCAGGTGCAGGCTTAGGAGGCGTGTTTAGCCTGTTTGGATCTATTGGGCAAAGAGAAGCGCAAAACAACGCATTCAGGATGCAAAACCTGATGCAAAATGCGGCTATTGAAGAGGCTCGTAACGCTCGTTATGGTGATCTTGCCAATCAAATGGCTGGTCGTGTTGCTTCTTTATCTTGGGGCCCCGAACTTGATTTAGCCCGTCAATTTGAAGCACGTAAATTTCAACTTGGTCCAGAAGTTGAAAAAATGCAAGCAGCTCGTAAATTACAATATGAATCAGATCGTGCCTTTGCAATGGATCCTAGAAGTCGTCAGTTAGCTGCTCAAGAACGTAGGGGTAGAATGGAAGAAGAAGCATTTAAAAATATGCTACCAGGAACGGCTGCGTTTGGTCCGACAGCACCATTTGCTGGCTTAGCTGGTAAGTACGGTATTTTTGGATTTACAGGAGGTAAATAAAAATGGGAGGAGGAGGTCCTAGTTATACGCCGCCACCGCAAGATGATACGTTTAAAAATTATCTTGCGTATCAAAAAGAACGCGAGCTTATTGCAGAAGAAAAAGCTAACAAAGCTGAACAAGAACGGAAAGCAGAAGCTGCTGCACGTAAAGCGTCTGGTGCTGCTTCTTATGGCGGACTCAAACAAACTACTCAACAACAGCTTGCTCAGGGTTTAATTGGTTACGAAAGCGCACAACAGCAGTTGCGTGATTATGCAGCACGATATGACCTGGCACCACCCGAAGCTGATATTCAAGAGCTGACTCAACAGTACACAGCAGCTCTTCCTGGTAAGCGAGAAGCAGGAATTAAAGCCTCTTACGAAGAGTTGTTAGGTCGTCAAGCAACTTCTGAAGAACTAACCAAAGCTCAAGAACGATTTGGACAGGGTTACTACGGTACGATGGAAGATTTTAAGTCTTCTCTTACCAAAAGTTCTGAGTATCAAGATAAATTTAATCAAGATTACTTAAGTAATTATTACGATACTCAATTCGGAAAACAGACGCTTACCGCAGAAGGTAAAAAATCTGGTAAACGTACTTTTAAATTTGATTCATCACTCCTTCCTCAATACGGTGGAGATCTTCAAGCCCGCGCCAAAATTGTTACTCCCGACTTTGGTAAAGAATTTGAGGGCACTCCGGCAGAGCTGGAAGCACAACAGCAAAACATTCGTGATACCAGACAGTATCTTTACAGTGCAGGTCTTACCAATCTTCAAGGAGAAATTGACAAGGAGACCCAGAAACTTAAAAATGAAGGCACTAAAGCTGTTGCAAAGATTTCTGCAGAAGGCAGCGTTTATTCAAATCTTGTTTCAGGGTTCTGGTCTTAAATTCATATTGTTATAATTAATCAAGAGTCAATACTTAATCTAGATGACTAGCTCTGTTCCTACCGGCCAAGGTACCGGAGACGACTACTTTGATATTAATAAGTTTGAAGAGCTGCTTGCTCGTCTTGAAGCTTCAAAAGGTCGTCAACAGCGTCAAAAATCTCTTGAAGGTCGCCGCGATATTTATGCCGGTGGTCTTGCCAGTATGATGTCTAACTTCTGATGCAAACACCAATTCAAGAAGATCAAACTCCCGCTCAAGAGTTTAATCTTGACAGCTATCGAAATCTTCTTGAGCGTTTAGAAGCATCTAAACGTGATCAACAACGGCTGGATAAAAAACTTCCTGATTCTTCCCAACAGTAAACTGTATAATTCGCTATTATGACTAGCAGTGTTCCCGCTGGACAAACCGATGTTGATGACTGGTTTGATCTAGACAAATATCGTCAGGCGGCTGGTGTCGCCTACGAATTTTCCAAAAAGAAAATGGAGACTGCTGGTGAACAAGAGCGAGAAACTATCGGTAAGGGTGCAGAAGAACAAAGAGGTTCTGCTGAACAGTCCCAGCGATTTAAACAAGAAGACGAAGCTCGAGACTACGGCCAGTCTCAACGAGCATATCGATATTAAAGTTTTTGACCACTGGTTAGATAATTTAGATTCTCCGACCAGAGAAAGTTTTGTTGCGTTTGCTGAAAGTAATAATTCAGTAATTGAAATTTATCTTTATTCTCGATTCCTTGGTTACAACGGTTCAATTACCAGTTGTGACCTTTGGATTGCTAAACATTATTCAAAACCAGATCACAGAAGCGTTCTTCTTTCTGAGATCATGGAGATGCAAGAAGATATTCGTAAACTTAGAGAAGACATTGAAAATTTTGCTGTGAAACGTGATTCTGGTGTTGCGCGTATTGCTGGCATGCAAAAAGAATTACGCGGCACTATTGCACAGGTAGAGAACTACACAGCTAATAAAGATCGCAAAGGTTTGTTGATGGCTGGTGCTGACCAAGCCATTCGTGAGTTGTTAATGATTTTTAAAGATGATCCGATTGAAGGACCCCTGCAAGAAGCATCAATGTCAGTATGGGCTAAAATGCAATTAAGTGAATAGTAGTAATGCAGCAATTACCAAACTATCAACATCCTCTTCCTGAGTCACAGTTGCGGACTGGTATTACTTTTGGACCAGGGAGGACCACTCGTTTACCAGAGAAAGGTACACGTGAGTATCAAGAGCTTGTCAACCGTATCCGTGATAACGCAGCACAAAATCAATGAGTAAGATGCCACCAGAACTTCTTGAGCACTTCAAGAAGAAAGAAGCAAAGAAAGAAGACGGTACTGAGATGAATGATAAGGAGAAGCGTAAAGCTGCCCTGGATAAAGCTCGTAAATATCAAGAACAAAAACGCGATAAAAAAGAAAAATAGACTAGTATCAAGTTAATTACTGGTCTTTTCTGTGCCCGCATATCTTCATCAAGCTTATCGACGTAACGCCCAGGCTGCTGCAAAAAATCACCGGGTTCGCAAGAAAGATAATGAAGATCTCCTGGAACTGGCACGAGAAGACTTTGGTTATTTTTGTGATTACGTAGCAGATAAACCACCTGCTAAACATCATCAAGATTGGCACCGGCAATTAGTTACCAACCAAGACAGCTCTTGCCTGCTGAAAATTGCTGGTCCAAATATTGATCTGTTAGCTCCACGGGGATCGGCCAAGAGTACGGTTGCAGGTTTGTTTGCAGCATGGGCTATTGGCGTGCACACTGCAGCCAAACGCCCTTTACAGATTCTTTATCTTTCTTATACAGTTGATATTGCTCGTTCTAAGTCAGCAACAATTAAACGACTTATTGAAAGCAAAAGATATCAAGATGTTTTTCCAACAGTAAAACTTCTTAAGAACGTTACAAGTAATGAGTACTGGTCTATTGACCATCGTTTTGCTGGTATTGATATTGCTGGTGAAGAACAGTTCACACTCTGTGCTGCTGGCCTAAAAGGTTCAGTGACTTCCAAGCGCAGTCAATTAGTAATCATTGATGACGCTATTAAAAGCTCATCAGATATTGCCAACCCTGACATCCGAAAGATGATGCAGGATAACTGGAATGCTGTGATCGCACCAACGATGTTTGAAGGTGGACGCGCCATCTGCCTTGGTACCAGATTCAGGCATGATGATATTCATGCAACTACTTTCAATGAACAAAACAACTGGATGCAGATTGTTCTTTCTGCAATTCAAAACAATGAAATAAGTGGAGAAGAAGAATCTTATTGGCCAGAGATGTGGTCATTGGATTACTTAAAGGAGAAAAAACGGCAAGCACCAATTGCTTTTTCTTTCCAGTACATGAATCAAATCGTCAGGCAGAACGAACTATCGTTGGCTCCTGAACTATTGGTTAAAGCAGAGATTGCTACTGAGTTTGATTCACTGGCTGTTGGGGTTGACCTCTCCGCTGGTACAAAAGAAAAAAATGATTACACTGTTTTTGTTCTTGGCGGAAAACT